TAATACATTTCTTTCATATTCAGCTTGTTTAACTACATTCTCATAAGGTAAACCAGTAAGTGACTCAATCCAAAACTTTGAAATACCCGTTTGCATATACAAATCTTTGTATTTATCTATGTATTTATCTTTATCAAGTATAGTAGATTTCGCAAATGTAAATTCACAAGATACAGACTTGGGTAGTATTTGTTTAATATATCTATTGATTAAAACTTCAAATTTCTCAAGTAAAGTAAATATGTACCTAAAGAACTTTTGACTGTTTAATGTCGCAGCACTAAAGTTATTACCTCCACCGCCCCATAAAACAGCAGGACTAATTCCTAAATTTGAATAAATATTATTCTCGATCTTTTCATATAGTTCTTTCTTAAATAATTCGGTATTAACATCTAAAGTATCTAACTTGAAGAAATGGGGGAGTGCAATAGTACCTGTACCTGAATTATCACTTTCCATTCTGGAATTTTGACCGTTCTTTTTTTTGAACAGTTTACTTACATCATTGAAATAAGCTGTAATTAATTCTTTAGGTACTGGCTTTGTACCTTCCTTATCTAAATGACCTGCTGAAAGAATTACAATAGTTTTTAACAGTCTATCAGCGACAGAACGTTCAACTCTATCTATAATTTCCTTCTGTAAAACAGAAGCCCAAGCCCCAATAGTCAAAGGAAGTCCATAGGGCATGTTTCTATTACCGTCAATGTTAACTACATCTGCATCTTTCAGTTCTATATAACGAAAATCTTCACCTTTATTTATGTACAAATTATACTTTGCAATAGTAACATCATCTGGTAACGACTCTATAACAGCTAACTTATCATTAACATTGTTATATCTTTTGATTGAGTTCAAATCATATTCGACAATCCAACGACCATTGCGTTGCTTATTTATTCTCAAATCATCTAAATCTAAAAATTGTACATACTTTTTATTTCTTAAACAAGCGACAATAGTTCCCATTTCACCGACTTCAAATAAACCATCACGTACAAATGTTTTTATATCTATTTCTTTGAGAAAACTATTCACCTTTTTTTCATAATTACGTAATTTCTTTTCATCATCCACTTCAGACCAAGATATCATATAATCAAGGGAGGGTAGTGATTTTAAAGATCGTAATACTTCTTTGATAATTCCGTTTTTATTAGTCAAGTATTTCGATGCTTTTTGAATCTCTTTAATGTTTGAATAAGGGTTTTGTAGATATTTGTATAAATCAGTTAGACTTATATCGTTAAGAGAGCTTCCAGAACCATATTGAGTTATGTAGTCAGTTAAACCTGCTACTTCTATCCATTCTTTATAATTAATATCCTCAGACAATTTACTCCTCCTTTCTTTATGTAATAATTAATTTAAAACCCTGATTGCATGAAATAAAGGTAGTCATCGATTGAAGAATTTCCATTATTTTTATTTTCCATTTCCAACTCTTTAATGTAATACAACGCATATCCCAAACTTGTAACTCTGTCTCTTTTTGTAGCTTTAGCAATACGATTATAAATAATATTGCTATGTCCACTTATTTCTTGTTTAATATTACTTAATTCCTGTATCAATAAGTCAGTGTTAACATGAACCAAGAATTCCTCATTTGTTATTTTTCCTTGTTTATTATCATTATCCACTTCAGCAGAGTTTACTAAAAGACGAAGGCTTTTATCTTCAAAGCAAGTTTTCATGTATGTATACATTGTATTGTTAAGTTGATTTGTTGCTGCTATTTCTCTAATTAAAGGATTAGCGTTTCTGATATTTGTATATTTAGGATTGCCATCATCAGGAATGAGTGGAGGGTACTCAACCATATCTCCATTGGCATTCATATGTTCCCAAGATTCTGCTAATAAAGATGGAAGTGCTTCACCATTTCCTCTAACGTCTATTACTAATTTTGATGTGTTTTCGAATCGCAAAAGTAATTCCCTTAAGTATTTAGCTTGATCAGGCAGAGATAATCCATTATGTGTTTTTATGTATACTAGTTCTTTAATGATAGATCCATTAGGTTTTTCTTTTAGTTTAATTACCACAGTACACGCATTATCACTTCCTGCTTTATCTGAAATAGCAACGTCATGAGAAATTACATACGAATTGATGGCTTTTTTGGGTTGTCTAACTTCAACCTTATCTAATGATCTAACACTTTCCGTTAGGTCATACGGATAGTAACTATCGTTACTATTACCTACAAAAACTGCCTCATATTCATAAGCGAATTTATCTGAGGTCATACTTGGTTTAGATTTTTCTTTTAAAATATCGTCTTCATAGTAAATTCCTGCGTTAACTCCTACTTGGTAGGGAAGGGTACAAACAAAATACTCCTTACTTCCTTCCATCATACTATCGTAATGAGTCATAAATCTTTGATATAAGTTACATGTTTTTAAATATGCAGATGATATATAGATGATTTTACCTTTTTCGATAGGCATTTTATCTCCATAAATCATAGATAAATTAATTACAGTATTTCTTCTAGTTTTAGTCATTGGCACTAAGATTTCAGAGATAATATCGTCAGAAACTAATCGTGCTTCATCAATTAAGATTTGAGAGAATCGCCAAGAACGTGCATTTTCTCCATCATGACCCAGTACTATCGCACGAATTTCAGAACCATTTTTAAAGATTACAGAGCAATCATCAGCACCAGTTTTAATATTTTCTATTTCACGTTTAACATTTTCATTCTTAAATAATTCACCTTTAACTTTTTGAACTATTACGTTACGAGATTGTTGTCCTTTACCAGATGCAATACCTAATTTTATAGAGGGATATAAAATTGCAACACAGATAAAGAATACTGCTGAGAGATAACTTTTTCCTAGTCCCCTAGAAGCAATAAACATAGATTCTTCGTGCCTTGCCATTGCACGAAGAATTACACGTTGAAAAGGGTATAGTTTTAAGCCTAGAATGTTAATTGCAAATTCATCTATGTAATAACGATAATAAGAAATAAATTTTACCCATTCTTCAATGTCTATTTCTTCTAATTTAGCAGGATCATAACTAGCAGCATTATCATAATCATTATAGCTGTTGTCTTTGACCTTTCTACTTTTATGACTATAGTTATTGTAAGATGCCATATTTGTCACCTCACAATGATTTTAAAATATGACTAAAATCATTTAGCATCTTATCAATATCATCTTGTTCAGTTGGAATGTGTTCAGGAATAAATGTTTTTGTTTCCACTAATTCAAACACTCTACCAAAACATCCTAGTCCCACCTCATTTTGTCCTCGTTGACTTTCTGAAAACTGAGCCGATTTAGAAAGAGTATCAAACACATCTTTTGCATCTTTATATTTCTTATCTGCACCACTAATTCCTTCTAGCACATCTCGAAAACAATTATCCATATGCAAGCTAGCTTTTGCTATTTTCTTAGCATAATCTTTATGATTTTCTGTAACAATTTTAAAATCTTTATGTAACCCATTAATATAACCTTCTAAGTATTCTATTTCAGAAGGAGAATATTCTCCCATCCACTTTTTATTATAGTTTTTATTTTCTTTATCATTAAAATCATTAGAATTTTCATCATGGGGTATGTTATTATTCGTAGAGTTGAATTCTGAATCATCCCATGATAAATTAATATTTTGGGGGAGAGCTATATTCTTCATATATGTTTTAAAATATGTCCAAGAGTTTGTTTTTGACTTTGTTTCTTCAATTGATGCTTCCCATAAATCCTTAATAAAAGGTTTATCTATCATTCGTAGAGCTTTTTTTACTTTTTCCATGTCATATTGATTCTTTGCGGTGGGTTCGACATATTCCCAAACACACTTTTTGCAAGTGTGAACTTTCCCAAAATGCCGCATGAAATGTGATAACGAAGAATAATAATCCTCCTGTTTATTTAGCTTTCCACAAGCACTGCATATTATTTTATTAGTAGACAATCATCATCCACCTCAGTTCTTCAGATAAAAATCTCGTATATTATGTATTAATTTAAATAAAATAACCGTTTTAAGTAATTCTTGATTGATAGCACCTACTTGAATCGAATATCATATGTATTATATTTTCCGTAATTCTCTTCAAAAATTGTAATCAGAGTACCTGCATTTGCTGTCTTTTTTAGTTTTAAACTATATTCATTGATTCCGCACATAGAAGGGGATTGCATATACTCGATATTCTGTAAGCCATTCATTCCAATAACCTTATTGTTTAGGTGGTGTAGATGTCCAGTTTTAAGTAAATGTACATTAACGTTATAAATCATCATATAATCTTTAATCGATGATTCTAAATTTTTCTCATCTTGTCCATGTGTAGCTAAAATTTTAGTATCTAATAAATCAAAATATATAATTGATTTTGCATCAAATACTTGAATCCGTGTGTTTTCACATAATCTAGTTTTCAGATACCATACAATCAAACGCTCCATATTTTCTTGTGCAAATTCTCCACGAGAACTATTTAAGTATCTATTCTCACTGTGATTTCCTAATACAGAACGATAATCAATTGATACATATTCAGATAGGGCATTTAACCATTCACTCATGAATTCTGCAAATTGCATTACTTGATCTGCTACACCTAATTGTTGGAACTGTAGTTGATTCATATGTATTAGTCCGTCAACTGAATCCGATAAGTTTAGCACTGTAACATGCGTAAGTTTTTCTTTTTCAATGATAGCAATTGCATGCTCTAACAATTCCCACATTCTACGTTTGAAAATATCCACACTGTATTCTGCTAATACTTCATTATTAAATCCTAAAATTTTACCTTCACTACCAAAATGCGAGTCAGCAATGTCAATAATAGCTGTACGTTTATTGTTACTTTCTTTGACCTCAAATTTTGGTACTTGAATAGGGGATAGGTTATTGATAGCATGTTCAATCTTTTCATAGATATTTTCAGTACGAGCCTGCTCACGAATCCACTTATTCAACTCACTCTTTTCAGAAGACAACTTACTACGCTCTTTTTGCAGTTCTAACTTTTTAATAGTTAATTTGTCTAACTCAGATTCAGAGGCTTGTTTCGATAATATATAAGGCTTCCATTTTGCATATTGAGCATAATCTTTACGCCATTTAGATTCAGAGTAATTTAAACCCGATTCCTGATTCAACAATGTAGCTATATCATCTGGATTTAATTCATGGATTGGTACATCATCAAATAAGCGAACATGATAATCTTCAAATGATTCATCGGCTTTACGTTTTAAAGAATAAGAACTCATTTAATCACTCCTTACTCTTCAATTGGGGTAGGGATAGTAGTTGTAATAATGGAAAAATTGGTACGTCCACGAGAAGCTAATTCTTTTAGAACTTCATTTAATGAATGGGTTTGTATTTCATCATCAGTTTTACCATATTCATAGATTAATCCTTCTTCTAAATTAACCTCTGCATTTTTAAATTTATAATTCTTTGTTAACTCTGCCACTATATCACCTTTTCTCCATATATGATTTTTTATTAAAATTAAAAGGATAGAGTAGAGAAGGGGAGAACCCCACCTCTACTCTATCCGAATGTTAAATCGTCTGTATTAACTTGCTATGTATTTATAATTAGTTGTTTAGCTCATTTTTAAATCTTGGTTTTAGTTTAAGCCCGACTGTACGTTTTTCATCAATATCGATCTCTACACCAGTCTGGGGATTTCTTCCTTTGCGTGCTGCACGAGTTTTGTTTTCTAATTTTCCAAACCCAAAGATGTCAATGTCATCACCTGTAAGTAAACGTTCACGAATAACCTCAAATACAGTCTCTACTGTCGCTTTGGATTCTTTGGAGTCTAATTCAATACCTTTTACTTCTAAGGCATCCTTTGTTAATTTACTTAATTCTGTTACATTTAATACTGTCATAATTTATTTTCTCCTTTTATCTATTTATATTTTATGTATTTTTAATGTTAAAAAAGGGGGAGTGAACCATTTTTCTTTGTACTTTAGTTTTTTATTCCTTTAGAGAGTATTCTTGAAAAGTACCTATAAATGTTGATATGTCGCTGTTTTAAAGGTATTACACACTTTTAAATTAGACGAACTTGTTACTATTTCAATGTTTAACTTAGTTTCTATCTCAAACATTCGCCCTAGAATTTCGCATTCTTTCTCTTGTTTTTTCTCTATTAATATTTATAGCACATTCGGCACAAAACTTAACTCTGTTATTAACTGCTTCAATTCTAACTCCACAAGATTCACATTGTTTAGTACCTTTTAAATTTTGGCGAATGTTTGAGACTAAGATATCACCATAACAATCCCATAATGTTGATTTGTTAGGTGATTTTGAATTACCGAAGAGTTCCTTAACTAGCACATTTACGATTTTATCTTTATTAGGTTCAATCTTTGATAATTCATTTATTATGCATTTATTTACATACAATAAACCTTCATTTCTATCTTTAATGTTAGTATCTCTAATTAGAAATTTCTTAGAACGATCCAATTTACGATATGTCTCTATAATCTTTCGATTAACATAGATAATGTCTTCACTCATTAATAGTCTATAATCAAAACTACCTGCAATTGCTTTGAACTTGATATTTCTATTAGGAATTATCTTTCTTAGTCTATTAACTGTACTTATTGTAATATCCGAAACATTATCTTTATCTTTGTTTTTAGCCTCAATAAAGAAATATGGTACTTTACCTTTAATGCTTTTCTTAATTTTTTCTTCTACTTCCTCTGGACGTTTAGGCATATACAATGTTTTAGCATAATCAATAATGTAATTATTTTCAGCAGTAAGCCATTTCACAACATCTAAATCAATTTCTTTATCTGAATTAAATATTTTGGTTATATTATTACTAACTTCTCCAATATTAGCTTTAAATGCTAACAATAAGCTGTCGTAAATCTTTGTGTTATCAATTATTTCTGGTTCAGCAGCACCCATTTTATAATAAAGAGGGTAGATATCTTCCATATTTCTTTTTGCAATAGTAACAAATAAATCATCTTGAATTACAAGAGCTTTATCACCATCGTTATCGAATTGTAGAATTTTCGAAATTGGATCATGAATACTAGTATATATCCCATTAGTAATAAACCATTTATTCAGTCCAACTTCCTTTATTACATTCCGTACACAATGTTCTTTATATAAGTGAGGGCTTCGTAAAATATCCACTTTACCTTCATCATATACATTACAAAATACATCACCATTTGATAATAACCCCGTAGGATTATTCATACCTAAGAATAATCTTTGACAAAATGCATATAAGTCAGGAATTAAATAAAGATAACGTCCATTTATTCTTAATTTACCTGCTCTTGCATCGTTGACCATAGATTTTTTCTTATCTTTTATAACTTTTTTAGAATGCTCATCATTTAATAATTCTGGATAGAGGGTGAGTGCTATTTGGAAATGATTTTTCCTTTTATTCGCATCAGTAGCACCTAAAATTCTCAACATAGTTTCTTTATCATTACCAACTTTCAAAATGTCTTCACTAGTAGCTTGAGATAGCTCTTTTAATTCCTCATTTGATATATCAGTTAATGTCTGTAGCATTTGATAATTCAAAGTAGCGTTCTCACCAATATCTTCTTCATTCAACTTAACAGCTTGACATTTGTTTTCTTTAAATCTTCTTTTATAATCGTTCCAATTATCATAATATGCTTTCATTTTAAATTGAGATTTAGTGAAAATAACTTGAATATCATCTTCAATGACATCCCATTCCTTACCGTATATGTCTTTTACTTTAGTATTACCATGTAATTTAGCAAACTCGTCAAATGGAAAGGGAACTAATAAACCTTTTACATATGGTAGCCTAGTCATAAAAGCTTTTTTTGATTTTCTAGGAAGAATCATCCCACAACCATCAGTGTGTTCAATTGGCACATTCATTTCTTTACGAGTAATCTTATAGGTATCTCGATCAATGTAATCAAAGATGGAATTAACTTTAGTTTCTAAGTCAGGAACGACAATGGCTTTATCTATATCAAAACCATTCCATTTAATGCTTGCAGAAGCAGTTAAAGCTTTATATGCTAGTAATTTATTTACATTGCAGCCACCTTTACTATTAATCTCATCTATACTCAATCCACAGGTTAAAGATCCTTCATACTTGTCCCATAATGATTCTTTTATAAAGACCACCTTTTTAGTCCTTATTTGACCTGCACTAGATGAAAAATAAGTATATTTCTCACCATTGTAAGTAAAGCCGTCTTCCATAATGTTATTTAGCACACTAAAGTAAAAAGCTCTTACAATGAATAAATCCGTTGATAAACTATCTACTTTCATTCCAACAGTCCTAGTTAATGCTGAATCAAACATTCCGATGATTTTATTATCACTTAAAGAATCAACTCGTAAATCTCTAATGCCTTTAAAATCATTAAGATGTGAAATTAATTCTTTTTTATAATTATGTACAATTTTATTAATACTCTTTTTTGTTTTAATTAATCGTTCTTTCCGAGTAACACGAATATCTTTTTTCTTTTTAATCGCTTTATCTAATTTACCTCTTAATATGTATAACCTAACTAATTTTTTATGTATTTCATGTTCAACATCTGTATAGAAGCTTTCTGTACCAATACTATAGATATAAACCTGTTTTTCTAGTGCACTTACCAAATAATCAACTCTCCTCTTCTATATATTATTATATGTATTTAATATATTAAAAACTTGTGTTATGCCATTTCTTCATACTTTTCAGTACAAATCCCAATTGTTCTCTTGTGATCTTCTTATCTTGCTTGATTGAATAGTAGACATCCTCCTCAATAGAACTAGTCATCTCCATTTGTACCATTTCCTCTAAATAGAATAAAACATCCTCTTTATTAAATTTTGTAGTCATATAAAATCTCCTTTTAATTTTATTTTTATGTATTTATTAATATTATAATGTAAAAGTTGGGGAAGTGACAGTCAAACTAAAAAATAATTTTTAATATCCACTATATGTATAGTATTAATCTAATAAAAACGTTAAAATCTATATGTTGGCAAAATTTGTATTGATTTTTTGTCGAATCATGTAGAATTATGTAAAATCTGAATGGCTTTGCTAGGTATTATGGTGTATATTTAAACTGTAAGATAAATGTTTGAATAT